TCAGATAGTTTATATGCACAATTGCTTTTTATCAATTATGAATTATTTGTTGTGCCAGAAGATTTTGGTTTAAAACCATTGCAAAATTCAAAAGATGCAGAAGAAGCAGCAGAGGTGTTTGCAAGAAAATATGAAAAACCTAAAACTGGAACTGGAACAATAGCCAAAAGAAAATCTACTGCAAAGGGATTATTAGAAGGATTTGAAGTATGATCGATAAAAATGAAATGTTGGCTTTTACCAGCCAATTTACAAATAGTTTATATCAGTCTGGTTATATTAGTGCTGGAGAAAAATTACAAGCAGATCATGCTGCAGTGCAAGCAGTAACAATACTTGATGAGGGTGTTACAAAGGGTGGCTTTAAGTCCTTAAATGGAAGTGTTATTGAGGGACAAACAGTAAGTGATGGTCCTATAATGACAAAATTAACTAATGATGGACCAGTAAAAATTGAGACCACTAATACAAAAACTGCATCACAAAGCGCAATAACTGGGAAATCATCTGGGAATGGTCAATTAAAAATTGCATTAGTACAAGGTAGTCCTGCTGCATTTAAATCTGTATTAAAAGGTGTAATGAAAGCACAAGATAGTCAAATCAAAAGTGTTTCATCAGAAACATCATCACAACCTAATCTTGTTGTAAATGCAATCGATAAAGATCAAAAAGCAGAATTATCAAAAGAAGTAAAGAAAACAGTTGCTGAAAATAATAGAAAATTAAATAATCCTATTGCATCTAATATTGATCCATTTGGTTCACTTGGTGGAAAATTTGGAAATTTATTTGCAACCATTGCTTCTGCAGTTTCTGGTGGTGAATCATTTAAAACTGTTGGTGAAGAATTAAAAGATAAAACAACAGAAATAATAGATCCTGTTACGGGACAAAAAACAAATCCAAACATTGTAAATGTTGATGGAACAACAAATATTAAAAATACGGTAAGCAAAAGTGCCATAGGTAATTCTGTTAGTAATTCTGATACACCATTTGATGCAATTGAAAACGGAAAGAAATTTGGAACAAAAAGTTACAAGTATGAGCCAGTTGATACAGCAGAAGAATTAGAATTAGAATTAAAAAAGTGTAATAGAGAATTAACAACTGTAGTAACTTCTTGGCTAGAATTTCCTATAAATTTCAATGGTACTTTAGAAAATTATAGTGATCTTATAAAGAAAAGAGATCAACAAGCACTAGATCAATTTAGTGGTGCATTTGGTACAGGTTCCAGTGGATTTTTTCAACAATTTTCCGGTATCATTAATTCGATTGATTTAGGTGTCCAAGAACATTATATCATTTTGAGAAATGGTAAAGTTTTTAGAGGTAGACCTTTAGCAAAACCTATTGCAAAAACCGAAGATACAAAATGGACAAAAGGTGTAATCAGTGTAGCATTTTGGGCCGGTTCAACAGAACCATTTGAAAATCCAAAATGGAGATCATATATGAGTATTAAATCAATATCTACAGAACAGTGGAAAGCATTTGATTTAATTACTGACACATTTCTTAAAGTTTTCCCAGGAGGTTCTGTAGTATCCTTAGATAAAATTAATAAAGAAAAAACTCCTAATCCAGGATTTGATGCAGCTGAATATGTAAAGAGTAAATTTGGTAAGGAAAATATTTACGATGATGAAGATTATGAATTGTATGAACCATATACTGCAGAAGAAAAAGTTGAGAAAAAACCTGCTACAGTAGTTACACCATCTATCGATCCTAGTGAAGTACCAAGTATTGCAGACCTTAATAAAAAAGCATCTGATATTGCAAATATAGATAATCTAACAGGACTTAAAAAAGATATTGATGCTGCACAAATATCCACAGATTATAATAATGCAATTTCCAATGCAAGTAATGCACTAAGACAAAAGGATGGTATAATTGGTGAGGCCATGAAAATTGGTACAGGATTATTAGGTGGATTTAGTAATGCTGCAAACTCAACAGAATCATCCTTAACAAGTGCATTAAATTCAGCACAGGGATTTAGACAAAAAGCAATAGATGCTGGATATACATATAATCCAGTTACAAAATCGTGGAATAAGTAATGGCTGAAAACGAAGATGATTTAGGACAAAATTTAGAAGATGGATTTAAAGATCCACGAAATGAATTTCCTAAAGTAAAATATTATAATAAACAATCTACAAATTTTGCTGCAAGAAACATACAGCAAAATGATTTGTATATTGGTGGTGGAGACATTGCGCTTAATCTAGGATTACAACCGCCAGCAGATACACAGTATCCTTTAAATCAAGTGAGGGAAACAGTTTCTGGTCACGTAACTGAAATTGATGATACTCCTGGTGCAGAAAGAATATTATTTAAACACCGTACTGGTGCTGGTGTTGAAATGCGCGCAGACGGTACTGTTATTGTAAGTTCAACTAATAATACAGTTCACATTACTGGTGGAGATCAAAAAGTAATTGTTGAAGGTGATGGGGAAATTGTATATCACGGTAATTTAAAATTAACCGTAAATGGTAATTTTGATTTAAATGTTGGAGGCGATTTTAATGTCACAACAGGTGGTGATAACATTGAAAATATTAAGGGTAGTTATAAACAAACTGTTGCAAATTCTCATGAAACAACTATCACAAAAAGTAAATCACAGTTTGTCGGTAAAAATACATCATCAACCACACTAGGAGATAACACTTCTGTTGTAAAAGGTGAAAATAATAATTATACACAAGGTGATCACAATTTGTTTGTTGGTTATATTGATCCGGATGATGGATCGAATGTTAGTTCTCTTCGTATGACCGCTGCAGATGAAATCCTAATTTCATCCGTTAATGTAAATATATTAGCAGATGATTTAACGGCTGTAGGTGATGAGGGTGTTATTGGGGGTGATAATATTATTATGCACAATTATAATATGTACACAGGTCATTCAGTAGATATTGGGGATACAGTAACAGTTCCTACAATTTATAACGTTACACAAGTAACAACCGGGCACATGAATATACCTGTTGTATATGGAGATTTACAAGGGACTGCAACACAAGCAATTAATGCTGATACTGCACATAGTCAATCATATGGTGATTTCCATGGTGACGTTGGATCATCTCCTGGTTATACAGCTGCAACTGATACCACTGCTGATATTGCGGTTGATGCCACAACACGAGTACAAGGAGGCACAAATTCAACAACTGCAGTAACAAGAGTTGATGAAGCCGAAGCACTCTCATATTTGTATGAAGGTGATAGAGGTATCCGTGATGTAAATATTGATTATGGTGGTGAAATGTTAGATACTGTAGATAAATCCAGACCATACGATAATATTAGCCAACGCAAATTAACTACTCCAGAAATTAGATCAAAATTAAGAGATCCAAATACTCTTAGAAATGAAACGTTTATTAATGCTCAAATATTGGAAGGTAAATTATCATCCGATTATATTAATCCAGTGCCGCCATACGGATATGGTCGTGTAGTAAATAAAGGCACTACCCCAATTCGTGGTTCTAAAACTTTACCGAATAGTGATATTACAAAGAGAGTTGTATAATGGCTATATTTCAAGTTGCAAATGAATATAATCCTGAATTTCAATCCAAAATTACTAATAAAACAAAATTAGCAATTGGTGTTACCATGGCTAAATTTTTGGGTGGTTACGGTTCTGCAAGTAATATGAATCACATTTCTGATGACAATGAAAGAATGAAAATTGCAAAACAATACACTATGCAAGCAAATGTTATGAGAAAGGTAATGACCAATCAATCAAAATTTAATGAATATAGATTGGTAGTTGCAGAGGGTTTATATAAAAAAGCTCCAAATGAAACAATTGAAATTGATAGTATCAATGATCTAAAAAGTAAAGGTAGAGCTGTTGTTTATGAATTAAGAGATTTAAATGGTAATATTGCACATGAAAAAACATTTGATCTGGCAGTATATTTAAAAGATAATTTAGAATTTGAAAAAATGATTTTATCATACGACTCATATAATCCAGATAGATCCATTGTAACACAACTTATTATTATTATGCCTGAAATTATCCCTGCCTGGACTGTAACGTATAAAAACGAAATTCAAACAATGTATAATAATAATGTTCAGACCAATGGTGAATTGGTTGAGATTTTGAATAAATAGTGACAGGGATAAAAAATGGCTAAAGCTTTTTCAATTGAGGATGGAAATCAAAATAGCGCTACTTTAGTAGGAGCTAGAGGTAGATCATATAATGATATAGATCTTGCTTTTATTGAAAAGCCTTCTGGTGATTTATATAAGAAAACACAAGCAGCTGCTGTTAAACAGGCTGTTAAAAATCTTTTAATGACTGGTGAAGCCGAAAAACCTTTTAATCCATCATTTGGTGGGAATTTAGGAACTGCTCTTTTTGAATTAGATACAGAATATGATGCTAGAGATTTATCTGATAGAATTTATAATACCATTGAATTACACGAACCAAGAGCTAAAGTATTAAATATAGATATTAAAACTATATCCGACAGAAACCAATTAAGTGCTTCAATTACATTTGAAGTAGTTAATATTGGAGAAACGGTAACTATAGACATAAACCTAACGAGGCTTAGATAAATGGTACACGTCAATGCATCTGATCTAGATTTTGAACAGATTAAAAATAAGTTAAAAACTTATCTGAGACAAAAACCGGAATGGACAGATTACGATTTTGAAGCCTCTGGGTTATCAAATATTTTAGATGTATTAGCTTATAATACACACTTGAATGCATTAACAGCCAATTTTGGTATTAATGAATCATTTCTTAATACAGCACAATTAAGAAGTTCGGTTGTTTCGCATGCTGAAAATTTAGGTTATGATATTAGATCAAGGACTGCTGCAAAAGGATTAGTAAATTTATCAGTTAATTTAAGTGGTGTTGTAAATAGACCTGCAGCAATATCATTACCTGCTGGAACTTCATTTACTGCACAAGTAGACGGTACCACTTATACCTTTAGAACAATTGAAAGCTATATTGCTAAGGATGTTGGAGCGGGTATTTATAGATTTACAACTGCAAATGGTTCATATGATATTCCAATTTATGAAGGTACTCAAAAAACTAAAACATTTTTTGCACCGGATAAATCTGAAAGACAAATTTATGTTATACCAGATGTAAATATAGATAAAAATACAGCTGTTGTAAGAGTATATGATAATGCATCATCTTCCAATTTTGTTAATTATTCTCCTATTAAAGATGCTGTACAAGTCAACGAAAACTCAACTTTATTTGCAATTAAAGAAGTACCAAATGGATATTATGAATTAAACTTTGGTGATGGTATTTCATTTGGTAAATCACCAGATGCCGGTAATAAAATTGTTGTAACATATCTTTCAACAAAAGGGCCAGCTGCAAATACTGCTAGTGGTTTCATTCCATCAAACCAATTAACTGTAAGTGGAATTAACTATAATATTGCCACTACGACCGTAGCAGTAGCTACGGGCGGTGCTAATAAACAATCAATGGAATCCATTAAACAGTTGGCTCCATATGCATATGCATCACAACAAAGACTTGTAACATCACTAGATTATAAAGCAATTATTCAAAGTAATTACACAGATGTAGAAGATGTTGCGGTTTGGAGTGGTGATCAAAATATACCAGTTGATTATGGTAAAGTTTTTGTTTCATTAAAATTTGCAAGTGGAACTCCAGTTTCAACACAAACTGCAATTAAAAATAGTATTGTAACAAACTTTACTTCCAATCTTTCTGTTATGTCTATTAAAACAGAATTTATAGACCCAATTAATGTATTTCTTGAATTAAATACCGAATTTAATTTTGATCCAGCATTAACTGGCGATACTGTTCAGGCAACTGAAACACAAGTATATAATTTCCAAAATTCATATTTAACTACAAATCTAAATAAATTCGATTCTGTATATCGTAGGTCAGTAATTGCAAGTGAAATAGATTCTTTATCGCCAGCAATTTTATCATCTAGAGTTGAAGTAAAAGCACAACTAAGATTTATTCCTACATTAAATGTTTCCACTCAACATGAACTTAAATTCCCAATGAGGATTGCTGTACCAGATGATATTGAAAACACAGTTGTATCTACTACGTTTGAATATGGTGGTGTAGTTGGTCAATTAAGAAATAAATTAAATAGCAGAACATTGCAAATATATGATCTAGATGGAAATGTTTTAGCAGATAACGTAGGTGAATATAATCCTACAACTGGAATTGTAAATATTATTGGCTTTAAACCTCAAAGATTATTGTTTGGTGTTAACTATATTAAATTATCTGTAAAACCAGAGAACGAAGCAACAATAAAGCCTTTAAGAAATTATGTGTTTTCTATTGATGCATCAAAATCATCATCAACTGCAATTATTGATCGTCAAACAACAACGTTGGAAATAGATGTCTAATAGTGAAACATTAAGAGATTACAACCGTCTTGGTGTGAATTTTAGAAAAAGTTCAATTCAAGAAGTACTCCCTGAATATTATCAAACCGATTATCCAAATTTAATTTCATTTTTGGAAGGTTATTATGATAATTTGGATTCAGATGAAATGCCAGGTGGTATCATTAATGAACTGCAAACTATTAGAGATTTTGAAGATACAGATTTAGAAAAATTAGATCTTTTATTTAATGAACTTGCCCTTGGTATTTCAAGTGATAAAGTTCAAAAGCCAAGAGAAGCAATTAGAAACTTTGGTAATTTTTTTAGAGTAAAAGGTACTATTTTTTCTGCAGAAGGTTTCTTTAGAGCATTTTTTAATGAAAACGTTGAAGTCGTTTATCCTAAAGATAAATTATTTACAATAGGTTCTTCGACAATTGGTACAGATGATGGATATATTACACAAGATGGTGCCATAAATCAAATATTTTCCGTTTTAATTAAATCTCCAATTTCATTTGCTTTTTGGGAAGAATTATATAGAAAATTTGTGCATCCATCTGGATTTTATCTTTCCGGTAAAGTTGTATTGGAAGGTATTCCCGATCCAATCGAAATTACCGTAGACGAATCTGTTCCAGATCCATTTAAAAATATTAAATTTGTTACGGAAACTGCTATATTAGATAATCAGCTTGGTGCTGGTGAAGCAAGTCACCTAAATAATCATTGGATTGGTAGTTATGTTTCTGGTAGTGGTCACATTAACATACCACAATTTAGAACAAATCCATATAGACTATTAGAACACTTTACTGATTCTGCAGTTGCTGCAAGTGTTGGTAATAGAGTTTATACTTCACTTGCCAATTTGGGTTCTGCATATAAGAATCTAAAGGAACTTACAGATTATGGTATACATTGGTCAAGTGCATTTGATTCGAATGGAACAGGCCTTACTTTTGATAATACATATGAAAAACTGGATCAGGCAGAATTTGAAACATATGCTTCTTATGTTTCAGGCCCAGGAAATTATGTTGCTTCTGGATATATTCCATTAATTATTAAATCATAATTCATTAAAAACATTATAAATATAGAGTAACTCTACTGTAGGATATAAAATGGCTAGAAAAATTATTAATACTGGTTCATACGCGAATGACGGCGCTGGTGATGATTTAAGAACAGGCGCTACCAAAATTAATGATAACTTCCAGGAACTGTATTCAGCTGTTGATAACATTTCACTTGCAACAACTGGTGTTGCAGTTGCTAACGGTATTGGTTATGGTTATTATGGTATTATGTTTGATGGGTCTACACAGGATTCATTTGGTACTGCAACAAGATTGGTTCCAGAAGATCCAACACAAATCAATACAATTACCTTAAGAGATAGTAGTGGCGAAGTTGCTTTTGTAGATGATATTGGTAGAATTATTAACCGAAATTATATCTTGAATATCAAAAATTCTGGTTATGAATTAAAAGATGAAAATGAAATCCTACAATTAATTTATGCTAATTCTATTGATTCTGCTAGAGCTGTTGCAATTACAATTGACTCTGCTGAATTACTAGCCGCGGTTGATAGTGCATATGTTCAAGCTAGACAAGTATTTGGAACTCCTGGTGAATTCCAACCATATATTGATAGTGCTGTAAACGTACTGAGAGCTGATCATGATAGTGACATCACTGCAAATAGATATGATATTGATTTTCTATTATCAAACCAAGCAGCATTAAATACAGGTGATGTTACTGAAAATCCGGCCAATTTATATTATACAGATGCAAGAGTTGATTCTAATTTTGGAACTAAAACAACTGCTGATTTGACCGAAGGTGCCAATTTATATTATACCAAATCTCGTACAGATTCAGATATCAGTCAAGCATTTGGTAATATTGCACAAGATCTAATTCCAGCTGCTGACAGTACATATGATCTTGGTTCTCCAACTAATAAATGGAAAGATTTACACCTTTCGGGTAGTACAATTTTCCTAGGTAATACAACAATTACTAATGATGGTTCTAATATCAATTTTGGTGTTCCTATTAATGCTGAAATTGTTGTAGCCAATTCTATGGATCTTGGATCGAATGTAATTCAATCTTCATCGGATCATCTTAGAATTAGACCTGCAGGTGGTAAAGATGTAAGATTTGAAACCATCGATGGCGCGCCTATATTTACGGCAGGTACTAACGGTTACATATATGTTGGTGATTCTGCAAATACTATTTTCGCCGGCTGGGGTAATACTGGTTGGTTCCACTTGGGTAATAATACAACTTCAAGCAGAAATACCTCTGGTGCAACAAATGGTGCTATTCATTACAATAAAACAGATCATACATTTGAATTTAAGGATAGTGATGGATGGTTTGCACTAGATAGAAATGTGGTTGCTGGTACTTATAATAAACCAGTTTATTGGCAATTTGGATTAGATGCCCAACACGTCGGTGGGGCAATAGCTTCTCGTTTATTGGGCCCGGATGGATCAAATTCACCACAAGGTGTTGTTTTACCAGTTGCTGGTATATTAAGTAACATTACAATGTCTGCTGAAGCATCCTCACATTCTGGTGGTAGTTTAACACATTCAATTGCAATTTATAAAAATAATTCTTATCAGACAGGAGTATCTGTTGAAGTGACCAGTGCAGGAAATGTATTCTTAAATGAAACATTAAATATATCATATAATGCAGGGGATAAAATCCATTGTAATATCACAAATGACACCGGGATGACAACCGAAAATCACTCCGTAATATTAAGAGCATTAGAAAGTTAAGGAATAAATCATGCCAGCAATTGTAACTGATTCACTTAAAGCTTTATTGGCAAGGCAATTTTATGATCAATTTGCCAATGCTACTGCTAGATATTATATTGGTATTGGTAGATCGGAACAGTGGGATAGTTCAGATAATGTGCCAACACCAATTAATACTCCTGGACAAATTGAAGCAGTAAGAAACCAAATGCAGTCTGTAAAACGTGTTCAGGCTACTTCATTGGTTGTACCAAGGACAAATTGGTCAAATGGTTCCATTTATTCACAATATGATGATACCCAACAAGGTTATCCAAATCCTTCATATTATGTTATTAATGAAAATAATAACGTTTATATGTGTTTGGAAACTGGTAGAAATAATCTTGGTATTGCAGTACCTTCAACAGTTGAACCTACAGGATCAAATAATGATGCTTTTAGAACTGCAGATGGTTATGTTTGGAAATTCTTATTTACAGTAAGTGCATCAAGAGCAAATGCTTTTATGTCTTCAAATTTCTTACCAGTGCAAAAGCAAGGCGCGACTGATTCATCTTCAACTGGTATTCAATTAAAACAAAAAGAAATACAAGATACAGCAATTGCTGGTGCTGTAACTTCAGTAATTATTACTGATGTTGGTTCTGGATATACCTCTGCCCCAACTGTTACTATTACGGGCACTGGTGGTAGTGGAGCACGTGCAATTGCATATATTGATTCTGCTACTGGAACACTATCAAAAATCTCAATGCGTGATAGTGGTACATCTTTGAATTTTGGAAGCGGATATACAAAAGCTGCAGTTGCAATTACTGGTGGTGGTGCAGTAACTACTGCAACTGCTAGAGCAGTCCTAGGACCAGATTCTGGCATTGGTGCAGATTGCCGTGTAGATCTTAAATCCTCATCAATTATGTTTGCCACAACAATTGAAGGCACAGACAGTAACTTTATTGTAAATCAGGATTTCAGACAAGTGTCTCTCATTAAAGATATTAGAGATGCAGCAGGTAGTATCTTTACTGCAGAAACTGGTAATACATTAAAGAAAATGACACTAGCAACAATTATTAATGGTTTTACAAGAGATAAAAGAATTAGAGGTCAAACAACATTAGCTGAAGCATATATAGATAATGTTGACAGTAATGAATTATATTATCACCAAACGGATAGTACTGGATTTGTTGCTTTCCAAGATGGTGAAATTATTGAAGAAACGAATGGACTTGGTGAGGGAATTAGTGATTCTGCACTAATTCCACCACTTACTGATCCTAATAGTGGTGATATTCTTTATATTGATAATAGAGCACCTATTTTGAGATCCAATGTTCAATCGGAAGATATTAAAGTAATTATTCAGTTCTAAGGGTTAGAGATGGCTATACAATATACCGAACAACTATTCGCCACAAGATATAGGGACGATTTTAGAGATAGTGATCACTATCATCGGATTCTATTTAACAGTGGACGGCAATTACAAGCCCGAGAGCTTACTCAAATGCAAACCATTATCCAGCGTGAGTTGGAAAGGTTTGGTAGAAATATTTTTAAAGAAGGTGCCGCAGTTGTTCCTGGTGGTATGACCGTTAATAATGCATACGAATTTGTTAAATTAAATACCTCATCAAATACGTTACCGGTTAATACTGCAGCAATGGTTGGAGATACTTTTGTTGGTCAAACTTCCGGTATTCAAGCACAAATATTACAAGTCGAACCAGTTGATGGGGCCGATCCTGCTACTGTATATGTAAAATACACTAATTCCCTTGCCGGTACATCTGGTGCTACTCCAATTAGATTTACGCCTGGTGAAAATATTGTTGGTAATGCAACTTCTGTAACACTTACTGTTCAAACAACAAATACACTTAGTAATCCAGCAATTGGTAAAGGTACTATTGGTTCAGTTCATAGAGGTACGTTTTTTACACAAGGACATTTTGTACAGGCAGATAATCAAAAAATTCTTATTTCAAAATATTCATCTACTCCTACAGAAGTAGTTGGATTTATTGTAACTCAAGATGTAGTTACAGTTGATGATACAACTGCACTTTATGATAATCAAGGATTATTACCAAACCTTACTGCACCAGGCGCTGACAGATATAGAATTACATTAACTTTAGCACTTGAGTCACAAATTGATTCTGCAGATACATTTGTTTATTTTGGTAAAATTAGAAATGGTGTTCTAATTGAAGCCGTTACTGGAACTGAAGACTATAATAAAATTAGAGATTTTAATGCTCTTCGTACAAAAGAAATTAACGGGGACTTTATTAAACAAGCATTTAAAATTGAATTTGATGAACACGATTCCGATAATACTAAATTGGTTATGGATGTAAGTGCAGGTGTTGCATATGTAAATGGTTATAGAGCTTCAAAGGGATCACCAATTAAACTTAATGTGGATAAATCTCTTACCACAACAACAATTAATTCTGAGCCAATTGCTGCATCATATGGTAACTATGTTTTATCATCAACATTTGCTGGTTTACCAAACGTAGATACATTTGAATTACAAAATATTCGTAATGCAGTTACTCACGGTGGTTCTACTATTGGTACTTGTAGAGTTAAAGCAGTAGAAGAAGATGGTGCAAATTATAGATTTTATCTGATGGATATCAAGATGAATTCTGGCCAAAACTTTAGAGATGCAAAATCTATTGGTACTAGCACAGATCAGTATTTTGATTTAATTTTAGAAAACGGTATTGCTGTACAGAAAAATGCTGTTAATAATAATCTATTGTTCCCGTTCCCACAAGAGCGTGTAAAATCAATTACGGACGTGAGCCTTACAACACAAAGACGTGTAACCGCAACGACAGATGGTTCAGGTAATGCTTCACTACCAACACTTGGTGCTAATGAAGTTTATTCAACTTCAACACAATGGATTTTTGCTGCAGTCGGTGGTGGTGGAGCAACATTTACACCTAGTTCAATTACAGGTGTTGGTACAAATTCTGCTTCAATTACTGGTGGTCCTTCAAGTACCTCAATTGAAGCTTTAGTTCATGTTCAAAAAGACGGTATTTTAAGAACAAAAACTCTTACAAATACTACCAGAACAACCACTATTATTACTCCGTCAAGTGGTGCTAGATATATTGATTTAGCTAAAGCAGACATTTATGATGTTACAAGAATTAGAGCAGTTGACTCCAATGGTGCAGATCTTTCAAATGATTTTATCTTGGATAAAGGTGCAAGAGATAATTTTTATGAAACTGGAAGACTTTTGTTAAAAGGTAATGCTGCGGTACCTAGCGGAAATGTTTTTGTAAGATTTAATTATTTTACACATTCACCAAATGGCCATTATTTTGCTGCTAGTTCATATGGTGGTATTAATTATGGTGATATTCCTATTCATACATTAGGTAACGGAACTGATATTCCTTTATATGATGTACTAGATTTTAGATCACGTAAAGATGATACAAATTCTAATTTTAGTGCCGGTACTGCTAGAGTGAACGAAGTTCCTATTAATACAAGTCTTATTACTGCAGATACTGAATATTATTTGCCAAGATTTGATAAACTCGTAATTGATGAACAAGCTAATATAGCACTGTTGACTGGTACTCCTTCACTAAATCCACAATACCCACCTATTCCGGCAAACAGTTTGGAATTATACAATGTTAAATTCAATCCTGGTACTACAGATGCTACCGATTTAACAATTCAAAATATTGAAGCCAAAGGTTTCACTATGCGAGATATTGCTAAATTGGAAGAAAGAATTGAAAACCTGGAAGAATTTACGACATTAAGTCTTTTGGAAAATGATGCTGCTACCTTTGCAGTATTTGATTCTATTGGTAATGATAGAACAAAGTCTGGTTTCCTAGTTGATAACTTCAGTGATCATGTAGCTTCTGATACAGTAAATCAGGAATATAGAGCTGCTATTGATCCTAGAGAACAAATTTTAAGACCTATTTTTAATGAAGAATCAATTAATTTAAGGTACGATTCTTCTTTATCTACAAATGCTATTCTAAAAGGTGATAATGTATATATTGCACATACTGATGCATTGTATATTGACCAACCTTTGGCATCTGGTACTGAAAATATTAATCCATTTGCGGTTATTACAAACAGAGGCATTATTAACCTTTCACCAGGTTCAGATAACTGGAAGGAAGTTGTTTATGTAGCAAATAGAGTTATCAATGGTGGTACTCGTTTGGATACTAGGCAATCATTACTTTGGAATAACTGGAACTGGAACTGGCAAGGTAATAGAATTAATAATTTAAGAGTTGGACAACAACTTGCTCAAACAGATACTGGTTGGCAAAGGCGCGGCCGCGTAGCAACTAGAACGGTAACTACAGATACAGTTGTAAGAGATGAAATTGTAAGAGAACAAATTGGTGATCGAGTAGTAAATGTTGCTCTTATTCCATTCATGAGATCTAGAAAAGTTTGGTTCAAGGCAGAGGGTATTGCACCTAATGTTAGAATGTGGGCATATTTTGATGGACAAAGAGTAGATAATTGGGTTCGTTCTGAATCATTCCAAAGAATGGCTACTCAGCCTGATGATTATGGTAGCAGATATAATAATGCTACTCAACACCCAGAAACGCCTTCTGCACTATACAGTAATGCACAGGGTGAAGTTGAGGGATCTTTCTTTATTCCTAATTCTAATGCTAAAAGATTCAGAACTGGCCAAAGAGAATTTAAATTAATGGACATTTCTGCAAATAATGATGCTGATGCAATTTCAATTGCAACTGCACAATTTACATCAACTGGTGTTTTAGAAACTCGTCAAAGAGATATTTTATCAACTCGAGTTATTACTGTTGCTGGTACATCTAGAACACATCGGATGGTATTTGATCCACTGGCACAATCATTCTTTGTAGATGAAGATAATGGTATCTTTATTACAAAGGTGAGAGTATTCTTCCAAACCAAAGATGGAACAGTACCTGTATCATGTGAAATAAGACCAATGGTAAATGGACAACCATCATCAGATACAACTGTACCTGGTACCGTGAAATATTTACCACCATCATCCGTTAATACATCATCTGATGCATCAGTCGGTACAGATTTTATATTTGATGAGCCAGCATATCTATTACCTTTCACGGAATATGCTATTGTTCTAAAAGCAGAATCAACAAGATATAATGTTTTCATTGCTGAAACAGAACAGTTTATTTTAGGATCAACTGCTAAAAAGGTTTCAAAACAACCTACACTTGGTTCCTTATTTAAATCACAAAATGCTTCAACTTGGGAACCTGCTCAAACAAAAGATCTAATGTTCCAGATATATAAAGCAAACTTTAATACTGCAGGTGCTACAGTAGTATTGGAAAATTCCAATGTACCTCAACAATTATTGACAACCAATCCATTTACAATTGCTGGTAGTTCAAAGGTTGTTACAGTAGTTCAGGCAAATCATGGTTTTGATTCTGGTGACATTGTAACATTTGCTGGTTTGGATTCTGCTACTAACTATGGTGGCGGTATTTTGGGAACAGATATCCTTGGTAACCGTAATGTTATTGCCCTTGATGAGAATAGTTTCAAATTTAATGCAGGAGCTACAAATGGAAGTAGTAGTGCATTTAGTTTTGGTGGAACCGATGCTCGAGCATCCAGAAATTATATGTTCGAAACCGTAGTGCCATTTATTGAAAATTTGGTTCCACAATCAACAAATTTAAATATTAAAGGCAAATTTACTTCAGGTAAATCACTTGCAGGATCTGAAACTCCATATTTAAAGGACGCGGTTGATACAGAATTAGATATGAGAGAAAATAATAGCTTCTCTGTTGTAAAAATGGTGGCAAATAGAGGTCAAGAAGTTGCCGAAATGGGTGGTTCTAGATCTGCTACAGTTACTGTAACTTTATCAACCACTGATGCAAATGTAAGTCCTGTTTTGGATATGCAAAGATCATCATTGTGGATGATCCACAATAATATTGATTTCCAGGATTCTGCTGGTTCACTTGGGGTATTAACTGGTAATAGAAATCTACCAATCAACTATGCTGATGAAACAGATCCTACTGGTGGTTCACACGTTGCAAAACACATCGTAAGACCTGTAACTTTGGAAAATCCTGCTATTGGATTAAAGGTTCTAATTGGTGCTAACGTACCTCAAGAAGCAGCATTTGATCTTTATTATAAAGCAGTGGAAGAAGATGTGGCTTTCGAGGATACAAATTGGGTTTATATTGCCCCAGAAAACAATTTACCTACAGATGAAAATCCAAACATCTTTAGAGAATATGAATATTTAATCGGAGGTCAAAGCGGATTAAGTAATGCATTCACTAAATTCACTTTGAAAATTGTAATGAAATCTACTAATGCGGCCAAAGTGCCAACATTTAGAGATCTTAGAATTATTGCACTGGCGGTATAATGAGAAGATATGCAAGAGTAGAAGGTTCATCGACCCTTATAAGAGATCTTAGAAATAATGCTATTTTGAATATGGATAATGCAACCATAGAAAAAGCAAAGAAAGCTAAGGCATTAAGGAAAGAAAAAGAAAAAGAAATTGATGAATTAAAAAAAGATGTGCAAGACATAAAAGAAATGCTTAACCAAATAGTAGAGAGATTGTAATGGCTCGTAAAATTCTTGTAGACTTAACTAATTCACTAGGCACGTTTGTTCAAAAAACAAATGCAATGTCGGATTACATAGGTGACCTAGATGATATAAATCCTAGATTTGCTGCCAATAATACAGACTCTAATATTGTAAGTGTAATCAACTTTTTAGATTCACAATTACAAACAGTACTAGGTGATAGTGCTGGATTTAAATATATTAATGTTGACAGCGCAGATTTTAATGCTCTTCGAGCAGAAAGTGCATATATTAACACATTGAATTTTGATAGTCTATATGGTGGGGATATTAATGCAGATAGCATTTATGCACACTTCCTAAGAGTTGATAGTGCATACATCTCGCATCTTTCAGTTGATAGTGCTTATATTGATTCTGCTACCATTGTTCGTTTACGTGGTGACAGTATTAGTTATAAGTATGCAACATTTAATCAAATTGATTTGGAATCTGACAGATTAATTTTTGATGAATGGTCAATCACAGAGGAATCTGCTGATGCATCTGGTCAATATTTCCCAGGCCATCCAGGAAAAAGATTATTATTTAATCGTAATAATGATCCTGTAGCATGGTTTGACTCTGCTCAACGTTTTCTGACTAGAGATATTATGCCTGTGTTCGACAGTAACCATGGTTGGAGTCATCCAACTGGAGCATATACAAGCCACGATATTGGTGCTTCTAATAGAGAATGGCGTGCAATGTATGCTATTGATTTTATTGGAACTGCATTAAGAGCAAAATGGGCTGACTTGGCAGAAAATTATCTTTGTGATGAGGAATTAGAAGTTGGTACTGTTGTGGCAGTTGGTGGATCAAAAGAAATAACAAAAGGAACCTATGATAGAGCACATTCAGTCATTGGAGTTGTTTCTGAAAAACCTGCTATTTTAATGAATCAAAATCTAATTGCTGGTAAAGGTGAATTTGTTGTACCTGTTGCACTTAAAGGTAGAGTACAAGTTAAAGTTTCCGGTACTGTTTATAAAGGCGATCGATTGATCCCTACAGATAATGGTATTGCAATGGCTAATAACAATAAAAATGAATGGTCATTTGCAGTAGCGCTTGAGGATAATAAATTCAATACTGTTGAAGCTATTATTCTTTAAATAAGAATAAATCGACTGGTACACATAACCTAAAATTACTAGTAGGTCTTACCGAGTGATATAGAAAACTTGGGAACATAATGAGTTGCCCTTCTACTGGTTTATAAATTTTTTGTTCAAATAATTTTCTAAAAGACATATCATATCCGCGTGCAGCGAAATGTCTTGGATCATATAAAACAAGTTCACCATCATCACTTGTTACCAAATAAAATATAGCAGATAACCAGGATCCAGAATGTGTATGGTATTCCATACTTTCATTTTTTGAATATCTGTTAACCCAGGCAGATAATTTATGATCACTATAATAGTCTAGTCCATGACCTAATGTTTCATTTAAATACTTATCAAAATATTTTAGTGATAATTTTTCTATACCATGCGTAATATTTTGTAAGCCTTCTTGAATTAAATCATCGGTTATGGTAAATTCGTCAACCATTACATCTGTTGGCCAAAACTTATTAATACCTAATTCAAATGTCGTGGAATTCTTTTTCATAATATTTTCTCACATCCGGTACCATACCGGTCATTGGTATTGGGAATTGAATGGTATCAAATAACATATTATAAATTGATGGGTCTTCATCATATGGTTTAAAAAATGGATCATTACCAGCAAGCAAATTTGGATCCCTTAGCAATTCCCAAAAATTTTCATTAAAATCTACACTAATCCAATATGCATAACAAAAAGCCACAAAATATGATTTTGCTGGATATAACCAATCATCAATTCGTTCTTCAAAATGCCTTAGCACATTATATTCAACAAAATGCTCGTCGTAAATAAAATCGATTTTGTTTAAATCGTCATCATGATCCTTATTTAATCTATGATAAATCTCTTGTCTCATACGCCATTCTTGCATAATAGTCCAACAATCCTTTATATCCGTTACAAGAGTTATTTAGGTCTTTTACATATCTGTAATGTTCTGTTAAGCAAGTGCCGTGGTAATCACAAGATTTACATATAGGGCTTAAATTTATTTTTTCATTATCAGCCCATTTTAAATAATCATCATATGAATCCAATTCTAAAAAGTATTCCTTATCATCTGTATCGAACTCTAAAACTCCAAATTTACCATTCGGTGTGATATAAATGTGGTCATCTGAAAATGCATTATAAAGTTTTTTATAACTTTCTTCAATTCTTATTTTGTTTATAAAATCGAATTTTTTAGGTATGGATGATTCTAGCCATTTTATAACAAATTCTTCAAATTGTTTATGAGTCACAGAATGTGAATTTGCTTGATTGATACTATATGGTTTTATCTCTACAGAATCTACAGACGAACAGATGTTTAATTTATTTATCATTTTGTCCACGTCCATTTTAATTACAGACTGTGATGCTAAAATAAGTACTGCTATCTTGACTGGAGACATTAACATATTGTGAAATACTTTATCACTTTTCTCTCTAGCCTCAAAATCATATGATACAGATAGATATACATCATCATCAAAAAATCCTTCGTGTAACATAGAGAAATTAGTAATGATGTTTATTTCATCGTGATAAAATTTACGAATGGAATCCTTTAATCCATAAAAATAATTTTTCTTTAATGCGCCAATTTCCCCACCATATAGATCAATATATTCTATATTTGGTATTTGTGATAATAAATTTTCAAGTTGGCTTAATTCTATTTTTTTAGTGTCACCTAGTTGTTCTTTTTTCAGATAACAAAAGTCACATCTAAAATTACAAAAATAAGATGGATTAATTGACACTTTCATTGATATATTCTGTAACTGTTAAATTCATTTTGTTGGATCTAATAATATCAGGGGCTAGTTGTTTCATATGAAAACAATGATCTTCTACCATATTATGTTGTTTCATATCCTTTATAGTCTTTTTACACCCATTGCATATTTGGAACATAGGGCAAGTATAACAAGATTGTTTTAATGAATTTAATTCATAGTTTTTGGCTAGTGGTGTAAAAAACTCACCAGCCATTTCTTTATTAAAATCAATAGCCATATCTTTATCATCACCAAATGCTCCACAAGAATAATAATCACCTTCTGGTTGTATAGTTCTAATATGGGAATCACACGTACGTGTTTGTGGGCATATTGTTGCTTCTCCACGTAGCCTTTTCATCATTTGTTGTGTATTATGTTCCCAATCTGCAAGTCCTGCTTTCCAAATTTCAACATATTTTTCATATATTTTGGAAAGTCTATATGGAGCATCTTGATCTCCAGAAGCCATGGCATAATTTACTTTACAAACCACATTCATCTTTTTGGCCAATTCCACTGTTTGTAGTACAGTATCTTCATTTTCTTCTGTAATTACAGCAATAAATGAAGGTCTGTAACCACAATATTTTAATACGGTATCAGAACATTTCCAAAAATCTTTTTCTGTAAATACAGAATAATCACCTTTTAATCTTCCATTACCATATTGAAATGATGTAGCAATTCCAACCCTATAATGTGTAAAGACTTCCATCCACTTATGTGGATTTTTATAAAAAGGCCAAAGATTGGTAGTAAGTGATAAGGTTGCTGGATAATCATTCTTTTCTAAAAACGAAATGATTTCCATATAATATTTTGGATCCATCATTAATGGATCTCCACCATTTACAATAATAGTTTTAGTGTGAGGAAATCTATCTAAGAATTGATAGATTTTAAACAGATCTAGCTTAGCCGCCTTATCGTCTACAAGTTTAGTTGATGAACAAAAAGTACATTTGAAATTACATAACTCAGTTGGTTTAATTATTAAATCCATGGTATTCCATTTAGTATTCTAGCCGCGTGTCTAGGAGAATAATTGTTGATACAAATATACTTAATAAGACTACGTCTATACTGCCAAAGTAATACTTCATCCATTAAAATAGTGCTGGAATCAAATATTCAAAACTTAATACTCGGCGTCTTCCTTTATTATGTGTTGCTTTATGTTCAAACATCTTTTTTTGATTTAACCATAAAAGTTGATTTGAGTTTGGAAATAATTTATGATAGGTTCCAGGCCCTTTTATTTCAATACTGTTTTTATATTCATAAGTATCATCTAAATATACAAGCATATTAGAATTAAACTTATCACCGTCTTCCCAGTCATTATGCCATTGAGCAGAAAATTCATCTACCCCTTCCCACATTCCACAATCAAAAAGAGTATATTCATTAAAAAGCTGACCCACATATTTTTTACCAAATAAGATATGAAGTCTTTTTAATTCGTCTATATATTTTTGTTCTGTATTTTCTGGTATA